TCATAACCCGAAGGTCGTAGGTTCAAATCCTACCCCCGCAACCATTTTCGTAGACACGTTCCCGAGTGTAGTCGTAATAAGTCGTTCGGAAACGTCGTCAAAGCTAGCGTAGTAAGCCTCGTCACGTTTCTCAACCGTGATCGGCCCGAATAGGGTGGCAATAATTTGCCGGGCTTCACCTGTGCTTCCAGCTAAAAGTTCCTTCAGGTCAGCAGTTCTTCGACGCACGCGCTGCGCCACTTCGGCGTATTGGTCGCTGCCAATCTTCCTATTCGAGAGCATTTGCTCTAGCGCCTGTCGCTCGGCCTCGGTGTGTTTGAACCGCTGGACGAGCATGGGAGACATGCCGAGCTCAGCTATCGTCTGAGTTAGGTTGTCCATTTCCTTGGTGAGCGCGTCAACCTTTGCCTTGGCAAGTCGTGCCGCATCCCGGTCGGTGTCGTCGTTCCCAAAATATCGGCGAACCGCTGCGTCGATGTCCGCCTGCGTCGCGTCGGAGCAGAGTTCGTCACGCAAGACGCCAAGCAGTCGTTCATCGGTCTGCTCGCGAAACACGGAGACCCCTTCGCATGCATGCCTGCCGCGTTCCTTGCGTGTAACGCAGCCGTAATAGCGTGGATTAATCGCCGTAAGCGCGCCACCGCAGTGCGCGCAGCGCAGCACTCCTGCAAACAAGGTTCTCGGGGGCGCGCTTCTGCCTTTGGTGCCGGAATTCAGACGATCGGCGCCCATGCGGGCGCGCACGGCGTGCCAGAGTTCATCGGACACGATCCGGTAATGCGGGCGGTGCTCGGTTTTCCACTCGTGCTCGGGACGGTCCTCGCGCACGCGCTTGCCGCTGTCAGGATCCTTGAGCCATTGCGAGCGATTCCAGATATAGACGCCGATGTAGGACGAGTTGTTAAGCATGCCCGAGCCTTTGTTGGGGCTGCCATAAAGCGCCGAGCGCATCCATGTACCACCGCGCGGCGATCGGATGCCGCGACGGTTCAGATCGTCGCAAATCTGAAGGGTTGACCAGCCGGCCGCGAATTTTTCGAAAACGAAGCGCACGGTCGCGGCTTCATCGTTGTTGACTTGGTAATCGCTGCCGCGCTCGCTCCTCACGATGTCGTAGCCATAGCTCTTGCCGCCCGCGACGAACCCGCGTTCAACCTGGCCCGTTTGGCCGCGGATAGTCTTGCAACGCAGATCGTCGATGTACAGTTCGTTCACCAATCCGCGCACGGCGCGCTGCACCTTGCGGCTGCTCGAAGTCGAGTCATAGCCATCGGCCACGCCTATTACGCGGATGCCCCGATATTCGAGGCGGCGGATGATCGTCTCTTGTTCGACCTGATCGCGGGAAAGACGATCGAGCGCCTCGACGATCAGCACGTCGAATCGATCGGCCATTGCATCGGCCATGAGTTTTCGGCCGCCGTTGCGTGATTCTACGCGCGTCGAGCCCGATATACCTTCATCCGAGCAACGCAATATCACTTCGCTAGCCGGCAAGCCTTGCGCGAAGCGTTCGCACACGCTCATTTGATCCGTGATGGAGGTTTCCTTTTGTTTGTCGGTGGAAAACCGGCCATATAGCGCGACTCGTAGCGCGAGTCGTTCGATGAGGGACATACTTTCTCTCGTTTCTGTTCTTGAGTAACGGGCTCGCCATTTCGTGGGTCGCGTGCAACCTGACGCACGATCATCTCGACGAATGCCCGCCATGCTTCGGGATGCTTATCGCGTAACAAGTCTACCTCTCGTGTGCGGTTGGTTGCGGGCGTTCGACCGTTATTGACACACCTTGAACGACCTTGATTTCAAGGGGCGCGCGCTGATCTACTGCGTGAATCCTTCGCGTCGCGCGTGCGCGATGTCGCGCAACTCGTCGCTATGTTCGCGTGGGAAGACAGCGTCAATCAGGTCGATGGCATCGTCCAGTTCTTCGAGCGATTGCGCGTGCTCGATGCGATCACGAACCTCTGCGTAGCTGTACTGCCGGTCGAGGCGCTGTTCGTGCGACTCGGCTGGTAGCACCGCTTCGGACGCGGCATTGCGCAGGGCGACTGACTTCTGACTGTACGCATCACGCGCGATCTTCTTCGCGCCCTCGCTTCGCATCTGAGCGGCAAGCGCGCCGGCCGCAGCTAGATCGTCAGCGTTGCGCGCAACGTCGATCCGCTCCAACACTTCTTCCAGCGTCGGCTCGCGCTCGACCGTCGGCGCGACTTGGCTTGTATCAGGCGGCTTCGCCTGCGCAGCGTCTGCCGCGGGTCTGCGCGCGACACGTTCGGCGGTACGCGGCGCAATGTTCAGATCGAGCGTGGGCGACGGATCGTTCGTCAATGCGGCAGGTGAGTTCGCGGTGGGCGCTGTGCGGCCTTCACGGATGGTGCGGTTGATCGCTTGCAAGGGATCATCCGGTGTCGCATCGAACAGCACTGAGTCGCGTGCGTCATCGCGTGCGAGGGCGGCGCGCGCCTTGGTGGTCATCGGCAGGCGCTTACAGAGGCGCTTTAACGGCCGCACCTTCGCCATCTCCTCGGGCCATTTCGACCAGGGCGTATCGTCCGCTTTGGCCTTGCTCATGTTGCGAAAGTACTCGATCTCAGCCCACTCCATCGCCTCGAAGTAAAAGCCGCCGTTGACGAGCCGGGCGAAAGCATACACCAACGCAGGCGGCTGCTCGATCTGTCGGCGGCGTTCCAGAAGATGCCGAACCGGCAGGATCAGATCGTCTGGGCACAGCGTCTCGGTCTGGATGACGGCACGCTGAACATGCTGCGTCAGGGACGCGGCGCGCTGTCGGACCTGGTCGACGAGAGCTACCGGAACTCGGCGGTCAGCGAAGACAGCGCCCGGCAGGCGGAGGCCACGCGCCGTGCGTGGGCGCGGCTGGGCAACACGTGGGAAAACGTCAAGAACACGCTCTTCAAAAATCTGACACCGGCGATCAATCTGCTGAATCGCGCGCTCGATGAACTGGACAAGTTCATGCAGGCGCATCCCGATGCGACGGCGGGCCTCTTCGGCACGCTGATGGCCGGGGCGACGCTGGGCGGGGTGCTGAAGCTGACCGGTGCATTGGGCGGGCTGAAAACGGTACTCGGCGCAGTGGGGCGCATGCTTGGCTTTGGCGGCGCGGCGGCAGCGGGAGCCGCCGGCGAGGGGGCGGCAGCGGGAGCCGCCGCAGGCGGTGGGCTGATGAGCACCCTCGGGCTGGCCGGCGCGCTCTCGTGGCTCGGGCTACAGGGGGCGAAAGCGGCGGGCCTGCCGGACGTGAACCGCAAGGCTGGCATCGAGGATGTCCAGCACGGGCGCTGGCTGGCCGCATCATCACACCTGTCGGCAGGCGATTTCCTGCGCGCCATGACGGCGAGAGCATCCGGCAAATCGAACGCGGAAATCGCCGCGGCGCTGGCCTCGGGCGAGTTAAAGAGTGCTGCGCAAGCCCAGCGCGACGCTTCGAAGGTGCTGGTCGACGCGGCGAAGGAACTCGCCGGTGCCGTGTCGACGAACGCGAGTGCGGCTGAAGCGCCGACGGGCGGGACGGGGTATCGGCCACCAGCGGGAAACGTGACATCGGGCAACGCGAAGTCAGCGTCGGCGACTTTCATGAAGATGGGCTGGTCGCGCGAGCAGGCGGCGGCGCTTGCAGCGAACTTGAACATCGAAAGCGGACTGCGACCCAACATCGTCGGCGACAACGGCGCAGCGTATGGCATCGCACAGTGGCATGCAGACAGGCAAGCGGAATTCAAACGCGTGTTCGGCCACGACATCCGCGGCTCGTCGCTCGATGAGCAGTTGCAGTTCGTGAACTACGAACTCACGCGCGGGCGCGAGCAAGCGGCAGGGCGTGCGTTGCGGCTGGCGAAGTCGGCAGGTGAGGCGGGCGCGATCGTATCGGCGAAGTATGAGCGGCCGCTGCGCGTCGAGCAGGAGATGACCAAGCGTTCGGCAGCGGCGACTTCGCTCTATGGTTCACTCGGCGTTGCAGGTGCTGCCAACACGCCGGCACCGATGATGGCTACGGCCTATCAGGCGAAGGCGGGCGGATCGTCATCGGTCAACAACAGCCATAACCGCGTGCAGACGCACATCGGCACCGTGAACGTCTACGGCTCCGACACGAGCGATGGGCACGCGGTGGCGGCGGGCATGCGCGATGAAATTAACCAGAACGGACTCATCGCGCAAGGCGCGTGGGGCATGACTTGAACTTACTGTCCAAAGCTTACGTTCGCATCGAACATACTGATCAGTGATGGATACCCGCCGCTGCCGCACGCTTCAACGTCTAAGAAGTAGCTTTTCCCGGCACGGATGAAATTGTTCGCCGCAGATCGTTCCGCGTTCGGTAACCTCGTAATATCGGTTGGAATCGACCACTGATTTCCGCTTGCGTCGGTGAAACGGAAGCTCTCAAGCGTCGCGCCGCTCGACGAGAATTGCACACCCTCGACCTTGATTCGCCCAAACCGACGGCTACAACCTTCGGTGGTTGACTGGTCGGTGTTGATAAGGCCAGCCGCTATCTGCGCCGGTGGCTTCTTGGGGACAGTAACGTAGCGATATACGACCTGCATGGCGGGCTGAACCGCATTCGCAACGACGGGTAGGGCGCTGATCATGACCATCAGCATAGCGAACCTTGTTTTCATATGGCTTCCTATTTTAACGGCATATCGTAACAGTGCATGCCGTGTGGCTATCTCATAAATAATTGCGTTTGCATGCCACTGATTCCGTTTCCCAATGTGCCGCCGGTGGCGGGCGTGCCGGACCTCGACCGTCTGCCGCTCGCCGTCGGCGTGTTGACTGGTGTGACGCAGGCGCTACAGGGAATTGACTATTTCGGCTTCCTGCCGGGCGACACGCCGCAGTGGGTACTGTGCGATGACGAGGGCAATGCGCTGGTCACGCCCGATGCGGTAGTTGACCTTGGTTTTCGCGGCGAGCAGCGCGTCGCTTCGTATCCGGTCGAGCAGGGCTCGTTTGCGTCGTATAACAAGGTCGGGCAACCGCAGGAACTGACACTGCGTCTGGCCTGCGGTGGTCGCAACATGAGCCGCGACGTGTTCCTGCTGGAGCTGGAGTATTTGCTCGGCTCGCTCACGCTCGTCAACGTCACAACGCCCGATGAGACGTACCGGGACTACAACCTCGACCGGCTCGATTACCAGCGCCGCAGTTCATCGGGCTTGTCGCTGATCGTCGCGGAGATTCATCTGACCGAAATCCGCATCAGTGCGCAGGCGTCGTATTCGAACACCGCACAGCCCTCTGGCAACGATCCGCAAAGTCAAGGCTGGGTGTGCACGGCGGCCGACCTGCCCGCGCCGACCAACCAGCGTACGCCGCTTCAGCTGGCCATGACGAGCGTAACGGACAGTTACACCAACGCGCAACAGTCGGTTACGCAGATCAAGCAGACCATCACGACGCAGCTTACGCAGGGCTTCTCGGGCGTGACGCCATCGCTCGAAACGGCTCTTGCTGGTGTGTTCACCTGAACGCGAGCCTGACATGCTCACGATCCCACTGGCGACGACGCCCTCGCAGCGCCTTTCGGTGGCGTTGGCGCAGCAGTCGTGTGGGCTTGCCGTCTATCAGAAGCGCACCGGCCTGTATCTGGATCTGTACCTCGGGCAACCTGATCATGGCGGGCGTGTTGTGCCGCAATCTGGTCTATCTGGTGCGCGAGGCATATTTCGGCTTCGTCGGCGATCTGGCGTTCGTCGACAGTGCCGGCGATGACGATCCGCAGTACAGCGGACTGGGTACGCGCTGGCGGTTGCTGTATGTCGAGGCCCATCTGGCGACCCAGTCGTGAGAAGAATCCATGCCGTTCGCCCGACGCCGCATCGATGTGACCTTCGCGTTAGCGAAGTCGACGTTTCCCGATGGCTCGCAGATTCTCGACCTCGAAGGGCATCGCGTGCAGGTGAGCCTCGCAAACAATGGCGGGGGACTGGCGCTGCCGGCGCTGTCGCTGCGCATCTATGGCATGAAGCTGGCCGACATGGGCGTGCTCGCCACGCGCGGCTTGACCGGACTTGCTGTGAAGGGCGATCAGGTGACGGTCTCGGCGGGCACGGTGGATGACACCAATACGGGGCTCATGAACACGATCTTTGTGGGCACGATCTACTCGGCAGTGACCGATTTCATCGGCAGCCCGGACGTGTCGTTCGTCGTGAACGCATCGAGCGGTTTCCTGCAGCGCATTCAGGCGTCGCCACCGAACACCTATCCCGGCCCGCAGGACGTCGCGAGCATCATCGGCGGGCTGGCGAAGCAGGCCGGCTTCGCCTTTCGTAATCATGGCGTGAACGCGAAGATTTCGGGGCAATATCTCGCCGGCACGCTGATGGACCAGATCGAGCGCGTGGCGGGTGCCACGCAGACGCTGGTGCTGCTCGATCAGGGCGTATTGCACATCTGGCCGAATGGTGGGGCGCCGGATTTTCCGCCAGTGACGTTGTCGGCCGAGACGAGCATGCGCGGCTATCCGACCTTCACGCCGACCGGCATCGAGGTGAGCTGCGAATGGAATGCCGCGATCCTGTTCGGCACGACCGCGAACGTGCAGTCAATCGTGCCGATGGCATCCGGGACGTGGCAGGTAATGCGCTCGAGCCATGAACTTTCAACGGTGACGCCGGACGGCGCGTGGTTCAGCACGCTCAATCTTTCGCCTGTGGGGTATCTCGGTGTCAGCCCCAACTGATGTCATGGCGAGTGCGCCGGTGAGTGCCCCGGCGGCGGTCACGAGCGTTCGTCCTTGGTCACTTTCGGGCGAGTATGAACGACAGCGGTCGGTTGTTGAGCAGATGCTTGCGCGGGTACGAACGGCGTATCTCGGCCGAGTCGTTGCGGCTCGCCAGAACGGCGCGGTGCAGGGCGCGGGCACAGTCGACGTTGAACCGCTCGCGGGCCAGCTCGACGGCGCGGGCAATGTGATCGCGCACGGCGTGATTCACGGCGTGCCGTACCTGCGGCTGGCGGGTGGCGCAAACGCGGTGGTTCTCGATCCGCAAGCGGGTGATATCGGACTCGTCGCGGTGTGTGATCGCGACCATTCGTCGGTGATCGCGAACGTGGGCGCAGCCGCACCGGGCAGCCTCCGCAAACACGATCAGTCAGATTCGGTCTATGTGACGACAGTGCTCGGGGCTGCGCCGAAGCAGTACGTGGCGTTCGCGCCCGGCGGAATCGACATCGTTTCGCCTGCGCGGATTCGGCTCGCCGCACCCACGATCGTGCTGCAGGCCGACAGTAGCATTGGTCTGACGGCGGGCAACAAGATCACGGACTCGGCCCCAGCGATTGATCTAGATGGCGCAATTGCGCAGGGTGAGGGTCCAATGGGCGGCTCAGCGAAGATGGCGGGACCGCTGAAGGTGCAGCAGGATGTGACGGCCAGCGGCATCAGCGTGCATGGACACACGCATCGCGATTCAGCGGACGGTGTGACGAGCAAGCCGCTGTGAGGGCGAAAAGGCAGTTTGATCGACCGTGGGTTCAAACACCGGGGCTGCAGTGCCACAACTCTCTAGCGAGTCCCTTCCACACGTATGTCGATCGGCGGAAGGGGGAAGGTTGGGATGACGGTCGGAATGCTTGAACCGAGGCTCATTGGGGTTGTCTTTGCACAACGTAGAGCGACGCTTAAATATGGGAGAATCAGGATCAAGTTAAAAAACAACGTCTCAAAGCGGGGACTGTGATGGATCAGGTAGTTGATAGCGTCGTCTTGCATGCTCGTAATGCACCTCTTCAGCCGGTAAAGCGAATAGTTCGCAACAACGTCCTAGACACTATAGACCGTGCCTTCGAGTCCAGTAGTATTGTCTTTCTTGAGGGGGACCCTCTTTCGGGAAAGTCAGAGCTCGCTGCACAGTTTATGACACGTCACGATGGGCGTGCGATCGGGGCGTTCCTAACGGCCGGCAGTCCAATGTTCTATTCGCCACCGTTCTTGAGACTTACACTCTCTGAGCAAATTCATCTGCTTACGGTCAGGTCAGGGTCCAATATCGAGCCACATGTGAGCGAGGCCGTCTACCATCAGTACATCTTGCGTCTGCAGTCGCTCGGTAGGAAGGAGCCAGTCACATTTGTTGTAGACGGATTGGAAGACTCCGAAAGAGCCGACAGACAAACTACCCTTGATATAGTCTCCGAACTTCCATCGGTACAATCGGAGTTTCGATTCCTGATAACGGGCAGCGAGAGGCTGTATCGCGAATTGAATCTGCAAAAGCGGAATGCGGTGCGCATCCCCCCATTCACGTTGAGTGAACCAGAGACTGAATCGTACCTGTCGGATCTGGAGATGGGCGAGACGGATGTGCGCGCTTTTCATGTGTACACCGGAGGCAATATTGGCTCTTTGCATAAGGTGAGGACGCTGTTAGCGGCGGGTACATCTATCGACGACCTGCTTTCGGAAAAGAAGGGGACTCTCGCAAAGCTATTCGAACACGAATGGGCTGGCTTGCAGGCCGAGGAGGCTACTGAAAGCCTTCTTGCACTGATCGTTTTTTCACACGTTCCGCTCACAACAAGAGCTCTTAGCGAACTGACTAGCTTCCCTGAAAGCGAGATTGAACGGCAGTTGAGACGATGCCGCTTTTTAGATATGTCGGGGAGCGTTTGGTCAATTCGAGCCGAAGCGCAGAGACGATTCATTGCGGACAAACTCCAACACTTGCGTCGACGAGTTGAGGATCAATTGATCGATCGTCTCTTCAGTAAGTCGGAAGAGCACGATTCGGTCGTAGCGCTACCATCTCAGTTAGTCTCCGCCGGAAAACATGTTGAAGCATTGAAAGTGCTTACAGGTGAACACTTCGCACAACTTCTTTCGCATGAAGGCTCACTGCGCTCGCTCAAGAAGCACGCGGAATTCGGAGTGATCTCGGCTCGTAGCGGTGGCGATACATTCTCGGAGCTGCGTTTCTCCATTATTCAGTCAGCGATCAATGGCACGACTCTCGCTGCGAGCTCGACCTATGAAATCGAAGCGCTGCTTTCCTTGGACTTAGATGATGCGGCGGCGGCCCTGGCACTTACCGCATCGACTGCCGAGGAGCGCCTTCGGCAACTCGCGGCCGCAGCGGGGTGTTTTGGGAAAAAGGGAAAAACGCCCCCCGAGCAGGTCGTGGCGACAGTGCGTGAACTCCTCAAGGAACTCGAAAGTGAGTTGACCGAGCCAGTTCTGATCAATATTGCTGCGGATCTTCTACAAGTTGACCAGGACTTAGCGTTACAAATTCTTGAAAAGGCGGCATCCAGTGAACGTGCCGACAAAGCTCCTTCCAACCAAGCAGGCACTAGCGAGGCTAGAGCAGCGAAGGACCAGAGCACCGATGAACCAGTTGCACAGGTTGAAGCTGCTAGCCGCCTCCGGCCCGTGCTGGATGCTGCCGAGTTCTTTGTAAAGAAGATGCCAGCGGACGAACTGCTGAAACGGATCTCGGCACTGGGAGACAGTCACAAGTTATTTCTCCTGCAGAGATGGCTTGAGGTGCATCGAACCAACCACAGAGCATCGGAGATCGCGCTCCTGGCCCTCGACATCGTGCTGCGAGACACCTCGAAGCCGCCTAAGCTCAGAGACCTGCGAGAGATCGCCATCGTCGTTCCCCATATTGCAGACAGACAGCTATCGGAGCGTGTCATATCACGGCTCGAAGCCCAAAGTAGCGAGTTAACCAGTCATGGAACCTCGGAAGACGCCGTTCGATTCAAGATGCTTCTTTTGCGGGCCAAGCAACGCTGGAGTCCGGAAGCAATTGACGGTGATCTAATCGACTTGTTTGCGCAAGTGCATGGCGTCGCAGACGTCGGAATTAGGACGGCATGTTACGCCTGGATGTTGTACCACTTAGGACTTCTGTGCGATAAATATGCAATAGAGAATCGCACCGGCGTCATCGCTGAGACGACTACCCATTTACTAGAGGCAATCGACCTACTCCTCGGTCAAACAGCCGAACACTATACGGCGGCTGTTGACGCTATAAGGGCGATTTGCATGGCTGCTCCGGAACGCGCGATCGAACTCGTTAGGCGATTCAACACGCGCGAGAGGCGCGACAAAGGATTCAGTGCGATTGTTCGGTGCTTGGCGGTTAATAAGACATACAACGACTATGCCCATATTGCGGTAACCGGCATCGAGAGCGTAACAGAGTCAGAACAGCGCGAAAAGTTGATAGTGTTTCTTCTCCATCGCATTACCAATGATCAGGCGGCCGACAATAGCCTCCCAGTAGAGCCAAGGTTGCTCGTGCTATGGAAGAAAATACTTCACAGCACTAGAAAGGTCCAATCCTTGATCTTGACGCATAAGATCATAGCCACGTCGGCGTCTTTGCGAAAGCCGATGACGCTTCTAACCACTGCAAAAGATTTATGGTGCGACATTTCGGACTCTTCCTCGAAGGTCAGCGTTGGCTACTGGGCCGTTAGCGAGCTGGCACCTGCGGACCGCGAAGCCGCGGAAGAATGGTTGCATATGGTTCGAGAGGAAGCACGGTCCTCGGGAGCTCCTTCATTCATGGCGGGTTCGCAGCTTTTTCTGACCGCGGAACTGGCAGGTCGGGTGTTTGCTCGCTTCGTCTCCGAGTTTCCGCAAGAATTCGATACGGCTTTAGCCCGACTCTCGAACGTTGTACGAATGATTCCGGCGTTGGACGAGCAAGCACAGATATGGGCAGAAGTGGGAACATGCCTTTTCTTCCGAGCGAAGCGCGATCTGAGCCAGCGAGTTGTCGAGACGAAGATCGAGCCGATACTGGCAACTGACTTCACGAATGATATACCTCTGCAGAGGCAGATCGTGATCAACGTTGCGCCGCTGCTGTATTTGACGGCGGCTGACTCTGCGAATGCGCGAATCGAGCGCGTTCTAACCAGCGAAGAGGGAGACGTAGCTCGTGATGCCATAGCAGCAACAATTCTAAGGAAGATGTTACCGTCCGACTTCTTTCAAGAACGCGAACGCATGGAGTTTCAGTTATCGTATTCCGAAGCGGTTGCTGTGCTCGCACAGTTAAAGGCGATAAAGAGCGATTCTTTGATCTATCGGAACGTTTCTCGACTGTGTAACAGTCTATGCTCGCGTAAGAATCGTATTTCTATTCGCCGCAATCAAGTCGCCGATATCCTCGTTGATCTGAAGGCGACAGTGGAAAAAAGTCTGCCTGACGAACAGAATATAAAGCATGAAGGCTTCCTTATCGCATGCCTTGCCGAAATATTGCGGTGTCAGATTGCTGAGACAAAGCAGCGAGATAGCGGCCAATGGCTCGCTCTTTTGGATCGTTCTAAGAAAATTGAGAACCGAGCAGACAGAGTAATAGTGGTCAGCATAGTGGCTTCTTGCGCCAATGGCGGCGGACCCTTTGCTGACGGTAAATGGTTCGAGGAGGTGTTGAGCGACGTCCAAAACATTCCATCTGATCGCGACCGCGTCGAACGCTACCAATGGGTGGCTCAGATTCTTGAGCCCTTCGACAAGCCGAAATGCCGTATCACGCTGAAGGCGGGAATGCTTGCATCCACTCATATCCGTGACACTGGAGCGATGGACAAGCGCCAGCGCATCTTAGATCTTGCACATAATATCGACCCGTCGTTTGTTGACGAACTGATAGACCTTCTGGACGAAGATCAGGCTAATGAGGCACCAAGGTCTCTGCTAAAGGAGCATCTCAAATTGCTTGATGCCAGAAAGGAGGCTGCGTCAGATGTTAGCCGCTTAAGTTTGCACGATTATTCGGTGGCCGACCTTACAGAGATTGCTGTGCGAAACATCGGAGCAATGAATGCCGATCGGCAGATACCTCAGTCTGTGAAGCTTTTTATGGACTTGGCTGAGAAAAGCAAGCGTTTCCCGTTTATGCTGACGTATCCGGTATGGCTCTGGATTATTGAGAGTGCTCTCAGAAAGTCAACGCAACAAAACGCTCAGCGTGCGCTTCCTTCATTTTTTGAGAACATATGTTGCGCGGCAGAACTCGCGGTGAACCTCCTGACGCGTAGTGGTGGTGGCCAAAGAGCACCACTTCTCAATGTCGGCGAGACGATCGTGGGGCCTGGCGCACGCGACCAACTTTTCGCTCGTGTTCGGAAGTGGATAGCAGAGCAAGCGGGAGCCGAAATCTTCATCAGTGATCCGTATTTTGGGCCTAATGATTTGGATGTGGTCAAAACTATCGCTGAGGTCTGTCCTGAGAAAGAATTGACGATCTTAACTAGTAGAGAAGAGATCAATCGCGCGACCAAGGGCGCTTCCGCCGAAGAAGCGTTCCGAGAAGCTTGGGACGAAATGTGTGAAGGCGGTCCACCGCAGACTGACGTCGTTGTGGTCGGCTACGGGACAGAGGGTAAGCACCCAATCCATGATCGTTGGATCGTTTCAAGTGGTGGAGGCCTTCGTCTTGGCACTTCGACAAACTCAATGGGCACCGTCCGAATCTCAGAGATTTCTGAGATGGACGTTTCGCAAGCTGCCGAGAAGATCAACGCGATTAAGCACGTACTCGACCGTTCGACTCGTCACTGGGACGGGCAGAAGTTGCATCGTTCTAGGTTCACGCTGTGACAGGCGTAGCGTTGCTGGCATCGCACGTTTGGTGGCTCAGGCGATGCGTACGCTTCTGCTAGACCTCACGAGATGGGACTTGTGCCTCGATGCCGCAGGCGACATCGCCTGCGCGACTGATCCATATCAGGTCGCGCAAGATGTAGCCAGCGCGATCCGCACCTTTCGTGGCGAGTGCTTTTACGACACGACTCTCGGCATCCCATATTGGCAGGCAGTGCTCAGTCAATTGCCGCCGGCCTCGTTTATTCGTTCCGAACTTGTGAAAGCGGCGCTCACGGTACCGAACGTGGCGGCAGCAAGCGTGACGCAACTCGTGCTCAACGACCGACAGGTAACTGGCGAGATAGACGTCACCGACACGAGTGGTAACACGCAGACCGCCGCCTTCTGACCTGTAGTTCACCACCGCGGGCAAACCTCTTCGCACAGCTATGGAGACCAACGTCCCCCCGATCCAGTTCACGGATCAGGGACCGGTTATGCCAGCCGAATCTGCGGTCCTCGCGGGCGTGCAGGCCGACTTCAATGCCGCATTCGGCGGCGGCGTCAATCCGGGCCTGACGACACCGCAGGGGCAACTTGCACAGTCGCTCACCGCCATCATCGGCGACAAGAACGACGACATCCTCGAAGTCTCGAACCAGGTCGACCCGGACGTGGCGTCGGGCCGCTGGCAGGACGCAATCGGGCGTATCTACTTTCTGAACCGCATCGCAGCGTCGGGCACCGTCGTCACCGCGACATGCATCGGGCTGGTGGGCGCGGTGATTTCCGCCGGGTCGGTGGCGCAGGATGTCAACGGCTATCTGTACGCGTCGACGGCCGCCGTGACGATCGGTGCTTCCGGCAAGACCGACGTGGCGTTCCAGTGCCAGACGATGGGTCCTATCGCCTGTCCGATCGGCGCGCTCGCAACCATTTACACGGCGGCACAGGGGTGGGATCGCGTCACCAATGCGACGGCCGGCACGCCGGGGCAGTTGGCTGAGTCGCGTGCAGCCTTCGAAGCACGGCGGCGTCTGTCGGTCGCGATCAACTCGGTCAACGGCGTGCAGTCGGTCTACGGCGCAGTGCTCAACGTGCCGAACGTGCTCGACGCCTTCGTGATCGACAATCCGACTAGCGAAGTGGTGCAGTACGGCTCGACGCGTTATCCGCTGCTCGCCCACTCGCTGTTCGTTTCCGCCTTGGGCTGTGATCCCGCTGCCATTGCGGCGGCCATCTGGAGCAAGAAGGCGCCTGGCTGCGACTACAACGGCGACACGGCCTACATCGTTACCGACACCAGCTACGATCCACCGCAGCCGCAGTACACCATCAAGTGGGTGACGCCCGCGCCGGTGCAGTGCTTCTTTGCCGTGACGATCCAGGCGAATGACCAACTGCCCGCCGACATCACGCAGCGGATCCAGCAGGCGATCATTGCCGCGTTCAACGGTGAGGATGGGGGCGCGGCAGCGCGCATCGGTTCGACCACCTACGCGGGGCGTTACTACGCCGGGGTGGCCGCCACCGACTCGAACGTGAACATCTTCTCGATTGCGCTCGGTACCGATCCGATGGACGTTACACAGACGTCGCTTGCGTTCGGCATCGATCAGTATCCGACGCTTGATCCATCGAACGTTTCCGTGCTGCAGGTCGCATCGTCATGAGAAATTGGACCGACACGCTGCTGGCGCAGTACGCGAACTCGCCGACGCTCACTGCGATCATCGACTGCCTGAATCAGGACCTCGATCCGCAGGCAGATCTCGACGCCTTCTACGACACGATCTGGAATGTCGCAACGGCCATCGGCTACGGACTCGACGTGTGGGGCAAGATCGTCAATGTGAAGCGGGGCGTTTCCGCGGCCTTGCCGCCCGCTGAGCTTGGTTTCGCGGAAGCCTTTGATCGCGCCAACGCTTCGCTGGGTGTGCAGCCGTTCAACTGTGGCGTGTTCAACGACGGCTCGCCGGCCGTGGTGCGCAACGTCGCACTCGACGACGGCACCTACCGCACGCTCGTCATGACCAAGGCGATGGCCAACATCACCGACTGTTCGTGCGCGTCGTTGAACCGCTTGCTCGGGTATCTGTTTGCCGGGCGAGGGCGCTGCTATGCACTCGACACCGGCGCGATGACGATGCTGTATGTGTTCGAGTTCGATCTGTCGATTCTCGAAGCGGCGTTTCTGACGCAATCCGGCGTGCTGCCGCGCCCGACCGGCGTGTTGTGCAACATCGTCGTCGCCTCCGTCGACGTGTTCGGGTTCTCGAATCCGGCTCAGGACTTCCAGCCCTTCAATCAGGGCGTGTTTGCGGGCGGCGTGCTCGCGGCGTCGTGAATCATGCAAGCTGACCAGTCACCGGCCCTCGTCACGCTGCCTTTCGCGGCCAACGCACTCAGGAACGTCATCCCTGAGTCGTCGCAAACCGGTGTGGCTGCTGGTGCGGCGTCGCTCAACGACGGCTTCCCACCGGCGACGATGCAGCCCAAGACGCAGGGCGGCGTGCCACCCGATGGGAAAGACTTCAACGGCATCCTGTTCCTGCTGTCGGCGGTCGCGCGCTGGATGCAGGCGGGTGGGTCGTTCGCGTATGATCCGGCATTCAAGGCCAATCCGAATCTCGGCGGGTATCCGAGGGGTGCGACTGTCCTGCGCGCCGACTTGAACGGCTTCTGGTTCAACACCACCGACAACAACACGACCAACCCAGACGCCAAAGACGGCAGTGCTCGCAACTGGATCGCGCTGAATGCCGATTGGAACGCTGCGAGCGGTCCGGGCGCCATCCAGAATCGGCCGACGCTTGCGAAGGTCGCAACGACCGGCCAATACAGCGATCTGAGTGGCACACCGACCGCGTTCATCCCGCCCGGGGCGTTGTTGCCCTTCATGGGCAGCGCCGTGCCGGTGGGGTACCTGCTTGCCAATGGCGCAGCCGTCTCACGCCAGACCTATGCGGCGCTGTTCGCCGCGATCGGTACCACCTACGGGGCGGGCAATGGCTCGACCACCTTCAATCTGCCGGATACGCGCGGCGTATGCCTGCGCGGACTCGACAACGGCCGCGGTCTCGACCCCGGGCGGGCGCTGGGCTCGTACCAAGCCGACAGCTACGCCTGGCACGGTCACGGCGTGAGCGACCCGGGCCATGCTCACGGCGTCGCCGATCCCGGCCACGCGCATGGCGTCTACGATCCCGGGCACGGACATGGCGTGGGCGACCCCGGCCACTCGCACTCGATGCCTGCGGGTGGCTGGGTTCAGTCCGGCACCGACAATGGCGGCTCTTGCGCGGTGAGCCCGCCGAACCAGTACGGGGCGTACAACCGCGCCATCAACAACACGAACAGCAACGGAACGGGCATCTGGATCGGCGCCTCAAACGCGAATATCGGCATCTACGGCAGCGGCACGGGCATCGGCATCTATGGCAGTGGCACCGGCATCAGCATTGTCGCGGCGGGCGGCGCGGAAACGCGCGGTAAGAATCTGCCCGCCAATTTCATCATCGCATACTGAATCGCCAACTGAGTCACCTTCGGAGCGTTCAATGGAGAACCTGACACGCGCATACCAACTCGACGAGCAGGGCGTGCTGGTGGGCGAGACGATGGTGCAGGAAGACCCGATGGAGCCGGGCGTGTATCTGTTGCCACCGGGCTGTGTGCTGCTGGCGCCCCCTGCCGTCGATGCCGACACGCAGGTCGTCCGGTATCGGGACGGCGCATGGGACGTTCACGATCGTCCTTCTTCGTCGGAGCCGACGACCGCACCGGTCGAAGCCGATGTCTCGACGCCACGGGCCGTGTCGGCCATCGTTCCGACGCAGGCCAATCAGCCCAAAGCCGGCGAGCATGAGATCGCCTTGATCGTCGATGGGCAATGGGCCGTCGTCGCCGACTGGCGCGGGACGGCGTATTGGCTACCTAATGATGACACGGCGGGTCCCGCGGCCACCGAGCACCGCATCACCGAACTGGGTCAGACGCCACCGGATGGCGCGTTGTTCTCGCCACCGCCGGCCCCATTGCGTGTGTCCTCTACGAGCTTGGCCGACGCGCAGGCGGTGCAGATCGCGACGCTGCGCTCAGCCTGGCAGTCGGCCACCGAGTGTCCGGTCAACTTCACAACGGCGGCGGGCCACGCCGATGGTTTCGCCTGCGACGCCGCCAGTGTGGCGAAGCTCGACGCGATGCTGGCAGCGTATGCGCAAAGCGGAACCTGGCCGCCCAACCTCTGGCTGAACGCGTCCGGGATGCCGGTCACGCCCTTTACCTTCGCCGACATGCAGGCGCTCGCGCGAGCCGTCGCCGACCGGGCGACGCCTGACTATGAAGCGTTGCTGTTGAAGATCGGCCAGGTCATGGCGGCGGCGACCACCGACGAAGTTCAAGCGATCGGGCTGTGAACGCAGCTGAAGGCCGCCCAAGGATAGGATCATGCGACAGACTGACAGACCACCGCCGGTGACGGTGCCGTTTGCGCAGAACGGCAGCCGCAACGACATTCCGGTCAGCTCACAGATCAGCGTCACGAAAGGTGCGGCGTCCTTCAACGACGGCTTCCCGCCGTTGACGATGACGAGCCCGCTGAAGGGCGGCATTCCGCCGTTCGGTCAGGACATGAACGGCGTCCTGTTCGTGCTCTCGCGGATCGCGCGCTGGGTGATGAGCAGTGGGGCGCTCGCCTATGACACGGCGTTCGCCACCGATCCGAACATCGGCGGCTATCCAGCGGGGGCGCTGCTGCTGCGCGTGGACGCTCAGGGCACCATTCAGGGCTTTTGGCTGAACGGCGTGGACAACAACGCAACCAATCCCGATGCGACGGATGGCAGCGCCGCCGGGTGGATGTCACTCAACGCCGACTGGAACGCCACCAGTGGACCCGGCGTCATCCGAAACCGGCCCACGCTCGCGAAGGTGGCGACCAGCGGCAAGTACAGCGACCTCGCCGGTACGCCACCTTCGCCGGTCAATACCGACTGGAGCGCGGAATCTGGCCTTGCCGAGATCCGGAATCGGCCCGATCTGGCGGCCGTGGCGACTAGCGGCAAATATGAAGACCTCGTCGATCCACCCGCCATCCCGGCGGAGCAAGTCAACGCCGACTGGGATGCGGATTCCGGATTTGCCGAAATTCTCAACCGCCCCAATCTGGCGAAGGTGGCGACCAGCGGCAACTACGCGGACCTCACAGGCGAGCCGCAGTTCGAGACGCCGCCGCAGTTCGACCACAGCACCGCGCCGGCCACGACCGAATTCGTGCAGCGCGCGCTCGGGAGTTTTTCGGGGCAGGTCACGCTCAACGACGACACAAAGCTCAAAGCATCCCACGCCGGCATGGCGATCCAGTGGGCCGGCGCGGACGGCGGCAAGATCACGCTTGCGCGCACGTCGACGCTGCCGCTCAATGCCGTCGCGTTCCTCATCTATCACCACGGCGCAGGGGTGCTCAACCTGCTCGCGCAGGGCAATGATTTCATCTGGATGGGCGGCCCCGACGCGGCGCCTGGCGTCGTCCTCGCGCACGGCGAGTTCGCGCTGTGCCTTGCTCGGGTGAACGGCGAATACGATGTGCTCGTCACACGGCTGCCGGTCAACGCGGACTGGGACGCCGGGGCCGGAGCCGCCCACATCCTGAATCGGCCGGATCTCGCCCAGGTGGCGACTTCCGGCCAGTACGCGGATCTCTCGGGCACGCCGACGATTCCCGCCGCGCAGGTCAACAGCGACTGGAACGCGACGCAGGGCGTAGCGATGATCCTCAACAAGCCCTCATCGCTCAGTGGCTTGGCCTCGGGCCTGCAGATCGAACTCGGCTACGCGGGAACCCGCGGCATCGACAAGGGCGACCATTACGAGCTGGATTTCAGCACGGGCACCAGCCCATTCGGAGGCTTCCCGTTCACGCTGAACGGCGACAATTCGATCTCGGTCCCGTCGGGTATGTATCTGGTCGATGCCGACATCGAGATTCTCGCGCCCGTCGAGGACGACTGGCAAATACCTGCACAGGTGATCTTCTCGGTGTGCAACGGATACGGGTATCCGGGCGTTTATCAGCAGGCGGTCCGGCGTTTCCCCGATCCGCCGCTGAGCACGCAGAAAAAGGGCGGGACGCTCGGCTCGCTGGTCCGCTCTCCATTTCAGCGGGGGACCACGTGTTCCTCGCAGTCCAATCGATCTATTCGAAATGCCAATGCATCGAGTCCTGAGAACAATCCGAATTATGCGGACTACGATCTGTTACTGACTGTTGGCAATAAAAATTTAGGTCACAATCAACCTGTTTAAGCCGAATTGCAAAGCGAATTCGTGGCATGTGATCCGATGGGGCGTAGCGCAACGCTTCAGTATTGCCGTCGAGCCGACGGCGCAAGTTCAGCAGGGAGTTTTTGCATGTCGATGGTGTTACCGAGCCAGGCGTATAGCCTAGTGCTCAAGCCGCAGCCTGCCCCGATATCGGTATCGGGCTTTAATGGCGAATCTGCCATTAGTCAGCTATACAAATATCACATCGAATTCACCAGTCCGGTCGCTGACATCGGAATGGATCAAGTCGTGGGTCGGCAAGCTAAATTTACGATCGAGCCGGTGGACCCGGATATGGCCTACCTGACACGTATGTTCGGCGAGCGGGCCAAGCAATTCAGCAAAATGCCCGGTGTGTTCTCGACGCACGGGGTGATTGACGCATTCGAAAATATTGGCACGTCGGCGGACGAAACCCGGTATCGCGTCACGCTCGTGCCGAAAATCGCAGAACTCGCGCGCGCGCGAAAATGCAGATTGTTTCAAAAACAATCTGTTATTGAAATAATCACGGATTGTCTACGCCACTACGGCTATCGCTTGGGCGTGGACTTCGACTTCCAGAAGCTGCGCGGCAAGTACAAGCGGCACGAGTATATCACTCAGTATCACGAATCGACTTTCGCATTCATCCAAAGACTGTGTGCCGAAGAGGGGGTTTGGTTCCGGTTCGAGCAAAAACACGACCGCGCCGTCATCATATTTGGCGATGATCTGGATGCCTACGCGCGCAAGAAGCGGATCATTCCGTTTCGCCTCTATTCGGGCCTTGAGAGCGCCGGTGCGGAGTCGATTCGTTCGCTCAGAACCATCACCAGGCGCGTACCCGAAGCGATCCAGTTGAACGATTATAACCATCGGCAGGCGGATGTGTCGCCGCTGGTGGAAGAGAATGCCGCGCCTGCGGACAAGACCACGGACGGTGTCGATAACCACTGGGGCGAGCACTATGAAACCCGCGAAGAGGGTAAGGCGATCGCACGTCGGCGCCATGAAGAGCATCTCGCTACACAGATCACCTTCCGGGCACGGGGTAATCCGTTCTCGCTCGAAGCGGGTGAGGCAGTCAATCTGGACGTGAATCCGAAGGATGCGCCGCACGGGCTTCTGGTGACATCGATCCGTTTTGGTGGCGGTCGACGCACGTCGTACTGGTGCGCGTTCCGGGCGATTCCGGCGGACCGGAGATGGCGCACGAGCATCGACTCGGTCGCGAAACCGAAAATCGAAGGCATCCTGCCAGCGCGAATCGATTCGCCGGGAAAATACACCTATGGCTATGTGACCGAGAAGGGCCTGTACGTCACGGCGATGCCGTTCGATCTGGACGAGTGGAGTCCGGGTGGGCGCAGCCGCGCGATCCGCATGATGAGGCCGTATGCGGGGTCGAACTACGGGCATCATTTCCCGCTGATCGATGGGACCGAGGTCGCACTGATTTTTACAAATCAAGATCCGAATCGCCCGGTGATCGCCGGCTCACTTCATGACAGCCTGAATCCGGATCTGGTCAACAACCTCAACAACACGCGAAATCTTATCCGCTCGGCCGCGCTCAACGAGATGCGCATGGAGGATAAGCGCGGTTATGAGCACATCCATCTTACTACGCCGTATCAGACCAGTGAGCTGAATCTGGGGCACATGGTCGATGGGGATCGCAAGGAGCGGGGAAAAGGGGCGGAGCTGCGCAGCGATGAGCACATAGCGCTGAGAGGAGGTAAAGGCGTCTTCATATCTGCAGACGCGCAGTATGCGGCGCAGGGAGCGCAACTTGACATGCAACCTGCGCAAGGGTTGCTTCAACAGGCCCTACAGCAGATGGAGTCGCTCGCCGGCGCGGCAGCGGCGGCGCAGGCCATCGCGGCGGACTACGAGAAGCAGAAGACTCTGCTCGATGGCACCCTCACAGAACTCAAGAAATCCGGCGTGCTCGTGAGCGCTCCCGCAGGCATAGGCCTGGTATCGGGCGATCACCTGCAACTGAGTGCGGACCAGAACATCATCGCGACAGCGGGAGGAAACGCAGACATCGGCGTGCTAAAGCGCTTTACGGTTGCAGCTGGCGAGGCGATTTCAATCTTCGCGCAGAAGCTCGGCCTGAAGCTTTTCGCCAAGGGCAAGGTCGAAGTCCGTGCGCTGGACGACGAAATGGCGCTGGCCGCGCTCAAGGACTTGACCATCACAAGCGTTGACGGCCGGTTGGTGTTGTCGGCTTCGAAGGAGGTGTGGATCGGCGCAGGCGGCTCGTACATCAAGATCAACGCCAACAGCATCGAAAACGGAACCCCAGGCGACATTCTTGAGAAATGCGCTTCATGGGACAAGCCTGGCGCGTCGTCGATGCGCTTGCCAGCCCCGCAATTGACCTCAGGCGATCTGAAGGGTTGCGCGTGGCGATCGGCTGCAGCTTCAGCTGAAAGCGCATCCAGTGTCGCATTGGACTGA